TTATTCCCAAGTTGGTTAGTGCATGGAACTGAAAACAATAAAACTAAAAATAGGATTGTATTAGGCTGTAATGTACTATGAACTATTTAGGTATTAACATTTCTCATGAAGCATCTGTTGCATATTTTAAAGATCATGAATTAATAAACATATGGTACGAAGATAGGTATAATTTTGATAAACATTGGGAACCAACTGGTAAAGATTCATTTTACTTATCTTTATTAAAAAATATAAATTTCAAACCTGATTTTGTATGTTATGGATCCTATGATAAAAGAAACAGTGAATGGTATGGCAAAGACAACGATGAGGTTGTAATAAAAAAAATTCAACAACAGTTAGATAATCCTCCTTACTTTTTTACGGGAAATGAACATCATGTTTATCATGCCTTATGTGGTAAACATTTTTCACCTTTTAAAGAAGCAATGGCTATTGTCATAGATGCAGGGGGTGCTCAAACCCATAAACCTGGTTATCAAGAAATGCAAAGTATTTATTATGTAAGTAATAACTTTGTTAAAAAATTATGGTGTCATTATTCTTGTAGAAGTTTCTTAGAGTTAGATGGCACATGGAAACATGGCTATGCTCCTGTAATAGTAAAAAATATAAATGGCACTGAATGTGAATTTAGTGCATTAAGTGTAGGAGCTAATGAGTTTAATCGTGTAGGTTTTCAATTAGGTTTTAGAGGTGGTAAAGACGCAGGAAAGGTAATGGGTTTAGCAGCTTACGCTGACAGTAAAAAAAAATATGACTTAGACTATTCTAAAGTTACACGAGCCAAAGAATTACAAGAAGAAACCTTTGAGCAAACTTGTAAAATAATTGAAAAGGCATATAAGTACAAAAACTTAAATAACTTTATATTAAGTGGTGGTTATTTTTTAAACTGTACAAACAATTTTAAATATGTAAAAAAATATCCTAACTTAAATTTTTTTGTAGATCCAATAGCTTGGGATGGTGGAATATCAATAGGAGCTCATTTATATTATCATGAATATAATAAAAGATGTTAACGAAGCTGTAGATTTAATTCTAGAACAAAAACCCCTTGTTATATTTCAAGGGTCAAGTGAATGGGGGCCTAGAGCTTTAGGTAATAGATCTATCCTATTTGATCCAAGAAACAAAAATGCAAAAGATATTGTAAACGAATTTAAAAAGAGAGAATGGTGGCGACCTTTGGCTGCCTCTGTACTTTTAGAACATGCTCACGATTGGTTTGATTTAGCTACTTTGGATGAGTCACCTTATATGACATTTGCCGTTGACGCAAAAAAGAAAGCTATTAAATATACTCCCTCGATTGTTCATGTTGATAATAGTTGTAGAATTCAAACTGTTTCTAAAGAACAAAACAAAGAATATTATAATCTTTTAAATGCATTTTATTCTAAAACAAATGTTCCATTACTTTTAAACACATCTTTTAATTTAGCGGGGTATCCTATAGTCGAAAAGATTGAAGATATAACCCATTTGGATATACCCTTTCAAGATATCTACTTACCCTAATCTTTATACATCTAGGGATATGGTGTATAATACTGCCATGCCATTAACAAAAGTACAATTTGCACCAGGATTTAATAAACAAGCATCTGCTTCAGGGGCAGAGAACCAATGGGTAGATGGTGATTTTGTTAGATTTAGATATGCTATGCCCGAAAAGATTGGTGGTTGGTCTGAGATTATGGACAAACAACTAATAGGTGCAGCAAGAGCCTCACACAGTTGGGCTGATTTAGATGGTAGAAGATACATTGCTTTTGGAACAAACAAAATTCTATATGTTTATGATGGTGATGACTATTATGACATTACACCTTTTAATCCATCTTTAGCAAAAACAGGATGTGATATTACAACCACGAACGGTTCTAGAACGGTTACAATTACAAGTCCCACGAACCACGGCCTCGAACCAGGTGACATACTTACATTTGAAAATGCTGGATCGTTTACAGGTGGACAAACTGCATATACAGCAACAGACTTCGATGATGTATTATTTGAAGTACAACTTGCACCAACTTCAACTACGTTTACAATTTTAATGCCGTCAGCTGAGACAGGGTCAGGAGCTACTAACGACGGTACACTTGATTCAAAACCTTATTACAAAGTAGGTCCATTACAACAAGCCTACGGATATGGATGGGGAACAGGGTTATATGGTGCTTCTACATGGGGAACTGCAAGAACAACATCAAATGCAATTTTAGATCCTGGTTCATGGTCATTAGATAATTACGGGGAATTGTTAATAGCAACTATTAAAAATGGTGAAACATTTTCTTGGGATCCAAACTCAGGTGTTGCCAACAGAGCAACCATAGTTACAAATGCTCCTACCAAGTCTGTAATGAGTATGGTCTCAGATAGAGACAGACATCTAATTATTTTAGGCACAGAAACAACTATAGGATCGCCTACTACACAAGATAAAATGTTTATAAGATTTTCGGATCAAGAATCTTTAACAGACTACACAGCAACATCAACAAATACAGCAGGGTCTTTTAGAATTGATAGCGGTACTAAAATTGTAGGTGCTGCAAAAGCAAAAGATTATATATTAATTTTAACTGATACTTCAGCTTATTTAATGCAGTTTGTTGGACCACCTTTCACATTTAGTATAAGACAAGTTGGATCAAACTGTGGGTGTGTGGGTCAACACGCTATTGTTTATGCAAATGGTGCAGTTTATTGGATGTCAGATTCTGGAG